AGATTCTTATACTTACCATCTTTTTCCAAGGATGCTAGTGAAGCTTCAAAACTAAATACTACAAAGCTTATTTTTTCTACATCACCAAAACAAGTGGGGTCAATCGTTACATTTCTATAGTCACAAATCTCAATAGTAGGGCAGTTCTTTACTGTCCGTTTTCTAGTTTCTTTCTTGTATCCAGTCACCCTAGCTTCAATGGGTTGTCCTTGTTCCATTGACATTTGATGTGCTTGCTTTAATTCTTCAGGAACGTCTGTGTCATATACGCTAGGGGACTCTTGTTTCATCTTCTCCAGTTGTTCAATCATTGGAGCAACTTCAGGATTGACTATGAACTCAACAACAGGAAAGTCACTGGTGTAGTCTTCTTCTTCAAAGGCCCAACCCAGGCGACAAATCACCGTACCTTCATCTACGGCTGCACGAACGTATTCATCTACAAAACGTGTCTTATCAATCTGGTTATTGAACTGATGATTCAACATCAATTGGTTTTGTTGGGCTGCTTCCCTGTCTTCCCAACTTACAGGACGTACATTGAACACATCATCAGTGCTAAGGAAAGGCTCACTCAGTGCTGCATAGCGCCATTCAGCTTGCTTTCGGATGAGCTTAGGAACAATCCTAGAGTTTCCTTTGGGTGTATCAACTTTAGCTTTACCAGTCACATTCAAGTTATCTAACCAAGTCGTGATCCTGCCTTCTTGCGCATCATGGGATGGCTTGGCATCTTGCATATCCTGTTTTAAATCACGGATAGTTGGTGCATTCTTCCAATTAGTAAGTGGAGTTTCCCCTACATCCGAGATTAAAGCTTGGTCTAACATATTTTGTGTCTTTCTAAGTATCTACAATAGTTATCAACAACCCATTAACAACAAAGGATCGCTAATGCGTATTCAATCATTACATATTGCCCATATTATGCCAACAAAGGGTACTGAACAGTCAGGTGCTTTCGACATTTACATGCCAGAAGCAGGTAATGTTCAGGGATTAAACCCTACTACGGTATCTCTAGGCTTTGCTGCAGGGGTTCCAGTTGGAAACGTAGCTTTATTGCTACCTAGATCAGGAATTGGTTCTAAAAGAGGGTTAGAACTTAATAATACCTGTGGAGTAATCGACTCTGACTATAGAGGCGAGTGGAAAGCAGCACTTAAAACCAAAGATGGTTCACCATATCACTGGGAAGCAGGTGATAGGGTACTACAGTTTCTTATTATTCCAATTACTCAGGTAATTCTGGAATCTGTTGACTCTCTTGAAGAAACAGTAAGAGGTCAAGGTGGGTTTGGTTCTTCAGGCAAATAAAGTTACACATTAGCCAATAATACACTTTACTATGACTTTTCTAGTTAATCTATGTAGTAAAGTCGAGATAAGTCAAATTTGTTTATGTTTTAACTTTACCTGAGAACACTATATGGCAAAACGCTTTGAACGCATGAAAAAGTCAACCAAGATCACCTATGGCATTAATTCTTTAGCGAGTGATACCCTTAATGATCCAAGGTTAATTACTAGGCGTAAAAAAGCGGAGCCATTGCAAGCACAAACTGAAGCCCAAGGACACTACATCTGTGCCCTGAATGAAGCACAACTCATTTTTGCTATTGGACCCGCAGGCACAGGTAAGACCTATGTTGCTTCTGCTTTTGCTGCGGACTTACTTCAATCTAACGTTATTGAAAAAATCATCATTACTCGTCCTAATGTAGAAGTTGGTACTGGTTTTGGTTTCTTACCTGGTGAACTAGAAGACAAGTATGCACCTTACCTGGCCCCATTCAAGGAAATTATGATTGAACGTATGGGACTATCTCAGTATGAATATGCTATTAAGGTAGGGAGTATCAATCCACAGCCACTAGCCTTTCTACGTGGTGCTACTTTCAATGATGCTTTTGTGATTTTGGATGAAGCACAGAACTGTACTCCAGCAGAAATGAAAATGTTCTTAACCCGTATTGGTAAGAACTGTACGGTAGTCGTAGATGGTGATCCAGAGCAGTGTGACCTTCATGGTCCAAGTGGTCTAGATGATGCTGTAGAGCGCCTTGAAAGCATCCCCGGTATCTCTGTTGTAGAGTTCACCGAGGATGACATTGTGAGGTCTGGGCTAATCAAGGATATCTTGATTGCCTATAGACATTAAGGACCAGCACTAAACCATTGGTCATGGGCTGCACGTGAAGCTGTTGCCCAACCCAACTCACGGCAGGTAAACATTAAGGCTAAAGATAAAGTACTGACTGCCTCTTGAACATCAGATTCACTGATCTGTTCAATAGATGAAGCTAAAGCTGAATCTTTAGCTTCATCTTCAATATCTTCATCAGTCTCAAATGGTTCTAATCCTTCTGCCCAATCAGGTCCGAAGAGTTTAATTAGCAAATCATTTACATCAGCATCAACCGTGTTTTCAATCAGACTCATGTAAATATGGTTTAAAGAGTCTTTAGATAAACCAGTAGCCTCATTAGAAGTTTGCGCTTTAATAAGTTTCGCAACTTTGTCCAGCAAAAGTTCAAGCTTAGTAGGTGTGATTGTTTTGGTCATTAACATTTCCTTGTAAAAAATAAATCTAGTATCTAGACTTATCTATTATCACACCTAACTGCTAGTATGTAGTTACTTCTATTTCTTCCACTGCATAATGGGTTTCATTAGTCCACCATTGCTTTCCCCACATCTTTTCAGCGTAGGCTTCAGCTTCTTGCTTAGTGTCAAATACAGACGACACTACAACATCTTCATCTACATCAATCACTTGAAACTTAAGCACAGCATTCCTTTGTTGTTTAACGGGGGTGTAGTGTACGTTACACCCAACCGTTAGCACGTAGCCGGTTGTTCTGCTTACCTTGATCTACACGAATGTTCTGGATCTCCATATCCTGACAAGCTTTCTCATACTTGGCATAGTAGCTATTACCTGCATGAAATTCATTGGTCATACCAATAGGGTTGTTTATACGACTAGCTACATACAATAATAAAGGTTCTAGGTGACTACTAGGAAGTTCAATTTCAATATCCTTTGGCTTGAATCCGGTATCCTTATAAATAATCTTCGGATGTGCAGCACGATACACAATAGTTATGTTGTCTGTAATGAAGTCTTTATGTACATCTACTGATGTATTTACTACAGCATAAGGAACACGAAGTGTAGTCATACTAGGTGTAAAGCAAGAGTATTCTGAAGACTCATCATTCAAGGGAAACTCAACACCTGCACTGGTGTACACCCTTTCAATTTTATGAATATCATCAATAAATTCAGGTGAATCTGTATTTTCAATAAATAGAGTATCTTCCTCTGAGTTAAGAAGGTAAGTTACTTTACCTTTCTGTAAGCGTATTACTACTCTACTTTCCTTTAAAGGAAAACGCTTATATAAAGCAGATAAACCAAGATTGATATGTGCCACCATTTGCCCGTATTTAGAAGGTAAGATGCTATCACCCGTTTCATTAATAACACCTAGTTGTACCAACTCACCATAAGCCAGTTGACTAAACACTTCAGATAATTTCATAGTAATCCTTAAACAATGTATGACCCCATGCGATCTATGGGGTCAGTATCCATATCAATATCCCACATACCGTGAGAATCAGGTGATTCTTTCATGGGTGCTTCTTCGCTTGGCTTCCAGGTAATCAAAGAACCCAACATGGATATGGTATCAATAAAATCATCATGTTTACTTCTGAAACCAGAAGCAGAAGCAAGACTTAATTCATTGACACATTCTTGCATTGGACCTTCTGGTTTTCTCTCGATAGGAAAAAACATTTTCCTAGCTTTAAACAAAGGAACCACAGTATTGAACCGTACCATTTTATTAGTATTAGGTCTAATCCCTGGCTTGGTGTCATTACCCTCTGAAGCCAAGGGGAAATAAATATTCCTTGTCATCATTTCACTCTGGATCCATTGAATGAATCCACCTTGTTGTCCAGTAACCTCAATACCCACGCTTTGTGGTTTATACATCTGAGCCAACCTAAACAGGTCATTGATGTTGGCATCCATCAATTGACGCTTGCACACACCATCTACCCACAGCCAGTCACCTACGTTGTTGTAGGCCCAGACACTGATTACACTGAAATCAGCACTTTGCTTAACAGATGTAGCGAAGTCAGTAGTAATGTAGAAGTTGAACCGTCCCTTGTTCTTTACTACGTTGTCCAGCTTGTACCAACCGATGTCGCTATCCTGAATCATGCGATCTTCATCGCTCATAATCCTAAGCATCAACTCTTGGTTGAATGTCTCGATCTTTCCTGACAACACTGCCTTGTCGTACTTACCCTTGACATACTCATAAGTAAAGCGGTCTTCCCAGCTACCTTTGAAATCTTCCTTGGTACATGGGAATTGCTCACACACGGGGAACACATTGACACCCCATGCACCACTTTCCACTGCTTTATACAAAGGATCCTTGGCATTGAAGGGTGTGCCACTCCAGATGATCAGGTTCTTAGTTGGGTGTAAGGCATAGTCCACTGCCTTGTACACAGTGTCCTCTACAGCACTGATCACAGTAGCAGATCGTGCATCCTCGTCGCTGATCAAGTCATCCAGTACTGCTAGCTGTGGCCTAGTACCCAACTCCTTAGCACCCCGTACACCAGTCTTAGCACCATACCCTTTCACAATGAACAGCTTACCATCAGCATTCTTGAACTCCCACCTGATATCTGTGAACCTGGTTTCGGGCACATACATCTTCAAGAAGTCAGAATTTTCCCAGCGATACTCTAGGTTCTTCCTCATGTTCTTGACACCATT